TTTGTTTATCTTTTTCAGTTGCAATATGTTTTTCTTATACTGTTCTTTTTGCTTGGGTATGTTCTCAGGATGATAACTTACAATAAACTCGTCAATATATGGAATAATTTTACTCCACATCCTGGTACCAACAATACCATTGGTAGTGCATGTAATTGTAAGTTCCCAACGATCCTTATACTGTTGATATTTCTGCTTTACTAATTCTAGGATTTTAAGTATGTCCGGGTGTACTAGGCTTTCACCACCGTATACATTCAGCACAACTTTTCTATTGCTTTCTTTCCGATACTGCATGTACAAGTCTACATATTCATACATGAAGTCAATGGACTTTACACACTCCGCCAGTGGTGGATGCTGTGTACTATTATCATGGCCACCAAATTCACCTATAGCACAATAGGAACAATCTAAATTGCATTTCTTAGTTAATTCCCAATCTAGTAGAAAAGCAGGAGGTGCTGAGGGGTCAAGGCCGAATGTAATAGATTTAATTGGATTCATATGTTATAAAAGGTAATATGTTGGGGTAAAAGGTAACCCCAACATATTTAACACAAGTACTATTAAAAATAGTAATTTACTTACTGCGATTTCTAATCATTGCTAGTATATCTTCAGCACGCTTGCTGGAGTCACTAGCAGGTGCTTCTGCTGTTACAGGTTCGGCAGCAGTAGCGGGTGCGGCCTCAACAACTGGAGCGGGTGTAGCAGTCTCCGCACTAGGCGTAGGTTGTGCTACAGAAGGTGATGAGTCTGCGCTCTGTGTTGCTGGTGCCGTGTTTGTTACCATCATTCCTGCTGGTCTATAATACTGACCCCAACGCTCTGCATCATATGCTTCGCCGTCGACGCTGGCTTCAAACATTTCTTTGATTACTTTAAGCTCAACTTCTCCAGGTTGTTTCGGTAAGAAGTCTGACAGATTGTACAAACCATGTGTGTCAATAGCCGCTTGTTCGTCTGCTGTTAGTGCTGACTCACGTCTACTCCACTTGCTGGTGCTATAGTCTGCATAGCCACCTTTGCTGGTTTTTGTAACTGTAAAATCTAGTCCTGCTGTGTAGTCTGTTGGAAGGTTTTCCAACTCTGGATCCATAAGTGCCGCTTTGATCAAATTAAAGATCTGTGGGCTAATAACAAATCTACGAATAGGATTGTCTGGAGCCTTGTCATCAGCAAGAGCATTTTCTCGCACAAAACCTTGGAACAAGTAACTTTTCTTCTTCCAGTACTTACGACCCATGTCTTCCAAACTTGCATCTTTGAACCATCCACGCACTTCTGCTAGAATGGGGCATGCTTCTTTGTACATTTCTACACAGGGTACTTGTACAATCACAGGCTTGCTGTCTGCTTGACCTTTAACTCCAGCAAATGGAAGTCTGATCATCAAACGTTCTGCCCAAAAGAAGTCGTTGCTTGCGTTGCCGTCTGGTAGGAATCTAATTCTAGTGCTGGAACCTTCTGATATGTTCCAATGCGGATAAATGGCGTTGTCGCCTGGGGATCTTCCTCCGCCTGCACTGCGTGTGTCTTGCGCTTGTAGTTTTGCTCTAATTTCAGCCAATGATGTTGCCATAATATGTTTCTCCTTAATAAAATTGCCTTAATAAATGTGCCTAGATATAACATTGCACTGTGCAACATTATAACAGTATTATTTATCTTGTCAAAGAGAAATTTATTATTTTTTGTCCAAACCACTTAACCAACGAATCATGTCTAAATCATCTGCTGATTCTTTGGTAATAATGTCTCGAACTTGTTTGAGATTGTCTGAACTCTTTTTTCTTGCATCAAGTTCATCTTCTAACTCAGCAGTTTTAGGTCTGCTAGTGTCTAACTGTTTGGTTAGTCCGTGTATCTTATGGTCAATCTCTGTGCCCTGGAATTCATTCATTACTGGATCAGTATTACCAGCTGGCATTGTGGTATCACCGTAAGTGTCATTGTCTGGTTCTTGTGGGCGGGGTGCAGGAGCGGTTGTGTTTACTGCTTGTGATTGCAGTATTGCTTCAAGTTCTTCTGCTAGGTCTGGTTCACCGTTTTGGGCTAGCCAGGCAGCAATCATGGGCCTTGCATCTACATCTGGTCCTTGCTTGCTTAAATCTTGTAACTGAGCTGATAAATCATCGTTATCAACAAAACTAATACCTGCTATTGCGGCAATAGCATCCTGTCCGTCAACACCAACTGTGATTGGATCGTCGAATAGTTCTGTCAGCTTATCAGTTGCAGCCGGGCCAAATGTTTCTTCTGTAACGTCTGTAGCCCAATCTTCAAATTGACTTGTATATGCTCTATGAACATATGGCAATGCGTCATTAAGCCTATCGTCAAAAATCTTCTTAACAAAACGTTCACGCATTTCATCTATATCAACATTATCTTCTGGTTTGGCATAGTTTTCTGCCATTTGTAAAAGCAATGCGTGACCATTACGTCCTTTGAAGCTTTCTAAATTCTTTTTAACTTCTTGATAGCGACCTATTGCCGCTTCAACCATGCGTGTTGTTTCTGTGTCTTCAAATGTTCTGTTGTTCATGCTACGAGCAAAGTGTCGCATAGCACTCATTTCTTTAACCATTTCAGCAATAACTTCGCTACCGTTATCGTTAATCTCTCCACCACGATTTAGGTGATTTGCTAATGCTCTGGCACCATGTAGGTTTTTGTGATCAAGTAAGAAACGTTCTCCTACTGGAGTTTCGATAAAAATCTTACTGATGTTTCTAGCACGGGCACCATGTTTGTCTGGATCTACTGATTCTACGTGCTTGATAATAATCTTGTGTTCACCTAGGTTTGCGTAACTGGTATGCTTGTCTCTATTGTCACCATACAACTTTGACTCACCTAGTTTTAAATCTTCAGTATCGTATGTATCATCGGTGGTACTTTGTTGTTTGAGTTGTTTTACATCCAAGTTACTGCGATTGATATCACGCACATCAAAGTTAAGTAGATTTCTTTTAGCAAACATTCTCAATTCTTTAAGGAACCCGTACCACTCTGCTTCTTGTGTTTCGCTTAGTGCTTCTGTAATGTTAGAACCAAAATACACTTTTAGGTTGTCCTCATCAATTAAACTGAGAGTAACATTACCGTAGTTCTCGCCATCTTTTCCTACATAGTCAAAATTGATAAATCTTGCACGTTCAGGATCACTGGTACGATTGGCCTTGTCATTTCCAAGACTCACATTGTCAAATTGAGCACGGATTTTTTCAAATAAAGAAGCTGATATTTTGTCTAGTTCACGCATTATATTATTTATGTTCAAATGGACCAAAGTATGTGTAACTGCTGAGACGCAGTTTACCCGGCTCTAATGTAGTAGGCACGCCATGGTATTGGTCGGGTCCATTTAACATGATATATCCTGTATTAACTTTGTACGGGAAAGTGTAGCGTTCTGTTTTATCGGCATGATAAAACACTGTGCCATGTTCAGGGCCTGCATCATCTAATAGATATATCTGCATTGCTATTGGCAAATCACCATCTAAGTGTACAGCACATGTGTACGGAGAGTAGTCAAGCCAAATGCCACTATCAACTTCTTCATACACAAACTTAACTTTCAATGCCTCTGATATCAGTTCATGCTTGGTATTTAGATACGGATCCAATTGAGATATAACCGAACCTGGCTTTTTAATTAATTTTCTTCTAGGCCAATCAAGTTGTCCTTCTTGAAGTTCCCATTCATAACTCCAAAAATCTTCATCCTGAATCTTATTTATAATGTCAGCAGAGTAGATATCTTCTGCTAAGAATAGATTATATTGCTTGTCAACAGGAGTAATCTTCATATCATTATAAAAGGCATCGGTGCTACAAAATCATCTACACCATCACGCATTGCACTATCTAGTTCACTATCGAAACTCTGCAATGCCTGTGTCATTCGTAACGCCAACAAACTGGCCATTACTAAATCATCACGCTCGCCCTGTTTTGCACTAAAACTAGAGCCATGTGCTACAAATGTTTTAAGTTCGCTAATTAAATTTTGACTGTGAATAGTCATCTTTTTACCTTCAATTAAACTCTTGAACTTTGCACACACTGTAATTTTACTTTTGTTGGTTGTAGTAAACCCTTTTCTGTGCAATCTTGACGATCCTGCAGTAACAGGTTGACTAAGGAATGTGCCTTTGATATTTTCTTCCCCTATTTCACCTATTACCACCAGTCCTGCTTCGCCTAGTGTATTGTTTTCTATGCTGTAGTAGATGTCAGTGGCTTTTCCTGTTAGTTCTGCAATATGATCACAGATTTCTCTAAGTATAACAATTTGTCGCTGTATAGGTGTTTTGTTGTGTTGCCACTCGCCGCACTGTATCATGGTGGGCAACTCGAATATTTGTATGGCCGCAGGGTCACCGCCTGTGCCAAGACTTGGGTCTAATCCCACTACGTATGTTTTACCTTTTTCGGGCTTTTTATACCAACGTACTTGGCCTTGTTTTTCTATAGGGTCTTTGCCCTCCATGTCAATCAGTGTGGTGCTGTTGATCAGTGTTTCATCGTATATTAAGAATTCACAGCCGTGTTCACGTCGGAAACGTTCTTCGCCAATACGTCCTATTTCTTCTTCTTTCCACTTGTCGTCCCTGTCGGGATGTTCCCACCAATCTGATTGGTATGCAAAGAATCCGTTTACTCCTAGCCCATCAACAGTTGGGTTGCCATATTCGTCAATGTTTTTGTTGGCCTGTTTCCAGATAAACGCAAACTGATCCTCATCACTGTTTGGAGTTGATGTGATAATTGCCTGACCACCAGTACTGAGTGTAGGCGATATGGATGTCCAAAACTCACGGGCAATAGTAGGTCTCACAAATGCAAACTCGTCACAGTATAGTAGTGTAATGGACATACCTCGTCCAGTTGTTTCAGTGGTTGTTTGTGAAACAATACGTGACCCATTTTCAAAGTCTATACTTCCTTTGTTATAGCTCACTACACCAGCACGTATAAAGTCAGGACATAGTTCATACGCATATCTAATACGTTGCATAATCTCCTGCGCACCTGTGTACTTGTGTGCGGCAATAAGAATTGTGCTGTCTGATTTAAACATGGCCCGCCACAGCAAATAGCCCGCGGCACTGGTTGTTTTACCAGTCTGCCTTGGCATTAGACTTATGCTGAAACGATTTTTGTGATACGCATCAATTAATCTCTTTTGATACTCAAACGGCTTGTACACCATCTTGCCTTTAACAGGATGCTGTATATTAAAATAGTTACTCATAAAGTGTTCTGGCCCTGTGTCTGGGTCTGCGCACTTCATAAATTCTTGTATTTGCTCCTGTGTGAAGTTTACCTTCTGATAAGGAGTCTTAATAATGTTCGCTTCGTTTGACATGATGATATATACTTTATATACTATTACTTATGGCACATACACTCTTACTTAACAAAGATTACACCCCTATATCAGTTCTACCACTGTCTGTAATACATTGGCACCACTCAATCAAATTAATGTTCTTAGGGCGCATACAAGTGCTAGAAACCTACCCAGATTGGCACGTAAACAGCGAAAAACTTACCTTAAATGTGCCTAGTGTAGCAGTTACCAAGGAATACTTTAATCCTAAACGTTATGTACGTTTTAGCAGAGCAAATATTTATTTGCGTGATTTATACCAGTGTCAATACTGTACAGATGCATTTGACTTTAAGGATTTATCCATAGACCATGTTATACCACGTGCCCGCGGTGGTAAAACTTCTTGGGAGAACTGTGTAACTTCTTGCAAAGGGTGTAATACTCGCAAGGCTGATAAATTACAAAAGCCAGTACGCAAACCGTTTAAACCAGACTACTGGGGACTAGCATCAGCATGGCGCAACAGTCCTGTGGAAATCAAAGACCCTAAGTGGGAACAATATTTGGGACTTAAAGCAAAGGTTGCTTAGTAAGGCTTCTCACCTGTGAGATATGGGCGGCTGAACCAGAGTTTAAACCATTCAGGTGTGCCTGGTTTAATTTTCCGCTTTTTCATTATTTTAGCTTTTTCGTTTGCAGTGTAACTGATATTACTGAGAGACTTTGATTTCTTCTTCTCAGTAATTCCTGCTAGTCGTTGTAGTTCTGCTATGGTCATATTATTATTTATGTACCGATTATGCTCATAATCTTCTCAGCGGCTAGTGTTTGTGTAGGATAGGTAGTGTGAAACACTTCGGGCACAGGATTATCATTTAATTCTGCGGCTTCGTTGTACACTTCGGTGACTTGATTATTAAGATTAATTACCTGTATGTTTTGTTGTTCAGCACGACTCTTGTACCCTGCAAACATTTCTCTATCCAAAAAGTCCTGCAACATTGCGTCATACAACACATTAAAATAACTTTTAACAGCGGCAATCACAGCAGGGTCCAATCCTAAATCCATTTCTCCCATTATACAAGGGATAGTATGGCTCACAAAAGGCTCTGGTCCGTCTAC